TCGGATAGATATGGACCTTGTTGGTGTCCACGAACGGGGTGTCGCCCACGGCGCCCCGGTAGTTTTCCCAGGTGATGCCGCCGTAGGTGAAGGTCTGATAGGCCACCGAACCGCGGAGTTGGGCGCCGGCGGTGACCTGCGCCAGGTACAGAGCCTGGGTTTCCGGATGGGCGATCAGGTCATCCCAGAACGCGTCACCGCAGAGGGCGTAGATGCCCGCATAGGGCTTGCCGCGCAGTTCGGTGGCGATGGTGCGGGTGACCGAAGTGCACTTCTTTTCGAGCGCGCCCCTCGCGGGGTTGGGATTGGCGAGATCGAAGTTGACCTCGGCGGTCTGCTGCACGCCGAAGGTGCTGAAGAGGTCGAGCGTGGTACCGTCGGCGTAGGTGACCACGCCCTTCACGGCGCCGATACGCGCGTACTCCTCGGTCGCGACGAAGCTGTCCGAGTGCTCGCCGAGGCGCTCGGCGACCAGGCCAACGACGGTTTCCAGCTCGGTTTCGGATCCGAAGGCGCGGATGCCTTGAACCTCGTCGGCCATGATGGCGTCATTGATCTCGAAGTGCGGCACGCGGATGTCGAGCAACGAGCGCCGCCCCTTCTTGACCGTCGTGCCCGGCGCGCCGCGCGGCGTCGGCGGAACGAGGATCAGTTGGCCGTCCTTCTGTTCGATGCCCACCGACGTCGTGCGGACGGGCGTCGGCGTGAACAGGCCCAACTGACCGATCCGGCCGGGCACGAACTGCATGTTGTTGATCGCATCGGTGAGCGAGACGACCGAGAAGGCGTCGTCGTTAAAGATATCGAGCATGACAGGCTCCCTCTCGGACGCCGCGCGCCGAGTTGATGAGGTTTAGGTCTAGGGGTGGTGTCCGCTTAGCGGACGATGATGCCGACTTGGGCGAGCTGGTCGATCGCGGCGTCGATCTGGGCGCCGGAGGCGGTGGCGCTGAAATCCAGTTCCTTGCCGTTTACTTCGCCGTCCCGCTCGAAGATTGCGACGGCTTGCGTCGTGGAGCCGTCGGTCTTGACCGGGTAGATGGCAATCGCAGCAGCGATCTCGCTGCCGTCGGTCGCATCTTCCTTCCAGGCCTTGTAGAGCGTACCGCCGGGTCCGAACTCGACCTTGATCGTGAACTTGTCGCCGATGACGAAGTCATTGGCATCCGCGATCGTGAACTTGACCTCCTTATTGAAGGCCGTTCCGACCGAGGCGTCGCCGACGTGAACGCCGGCGGGATCCTCGACGCGGAATTTGCCGCCGTTGGCGACCACAGTTTCCATCGTGACGGCGTAGACGCCTTCCTTGACGCGTGAGCTGTAGGCCGGCGAAGCGAGCGTAAGAGCGCCGCTCCCCGCCGTGTTGCCCGGATCCGCGACCGCCGAGACCGTTACGCCGCTCGCGTTCGCGATACGGCCGAGAACTTGGCCAGCGTCGAAATCCTGCGACGGCGCGATGACGCCAGCGCCGCGCGAGCGGCTGCCCGACGCTTCGGAAAGAATGAACGCCGTGGCGGCACGGCGCTGGTGGATGGTGCTCATGGAGTTGATCCTGATTTGAGGGTTTGACCTGGTCTCGCCGCGACTAGCTGGCGGCGCGGCCGTTCACGCGCTCCAGGGCCTTGGCCCAGGCCTTCTGACCGTCGCCTTTGGCGGTCGGCTTCTTGCCCGGCAGGCCGAGGCCGTCGGTGTCCTGCATTCGGGTCTTGCGCTCTTCGAAGCTCTCGCCGCCGTTGTCGTCGGCACTAGCCTTCGGCGCGACCTTCAGCATATCTACAGCGGCCTCGACTGACAGGTCGGTCTCGTAGGCCAGCTTTTGCGCGAGCGCTTCGCGGCCCTTGGCCTCAACGTGGCTCATGATGCCCTGCGAGCGGGCGCGATCAGCCTTAACGGCTTCGGTGACTTCGGACATCTTCGGCTCCTTGGGCGGGGCTTCCGCCTTGGGTTGCGGGGGTTGGACGGGCGGAGCCGTCATGGTGGGGCCTCGGGGCTTCCACCCCTTGGCAGAGGCGAGCGCGCGGAGCGGCTCGGGCGCCTTGGCGTAGACGCCATAGGCGAAGGCAGAGGCCTGGATGGGCGCGTTATCGTTCGAAGCGCTCTCGACCTGGTCGGCGAAACCCTTGGCGACCGCCTCTTCGGGCGTCATCCACAGCTCGTCGCGCATGAAGGCGCGCATCTCGTCGATCGTGCCGCCAGACTTGGCCGCGTAGATCCCCGCGTAGGAGGTCGCCAGCGCGTTCAGCATGTCGACGCTGCGCTGGTGATCGGCCGCCGTGCCCCAGGTCACCGTCGACGGATCGTGGATCATCATGACCGATCCCAGTGACATGATGACCGTCGCGCCAGCCATGGCGATCAGCGAGGCCGCCGAAGCGGCGACGCCCTGAACAATGACCTCGACCGGCGCGCCGTGACCCTTCAGCGCCGAGTAGATCGCCGCGCCCTCGGTAGCGTAGCCGCCGCCCGAATTCAGCACGACTGTAACGGGATTTCCGGAGCCGATGATCGCCAGCGCGGTGATCACATCGCCCGACGTGAAGCCGTCATCCCACAAGTTCTCGCCGACCACGCCCGTGAGCGTGATCGTGTTACCGTCCACGCGGCACACCATGTTGAGGTTCCTGGATTGAGGCCCGAGGGCCTGGTCAGTAGGAGCGCGGCCTGAAGCGGCCGGTCAAAGCGTAGTTTCGACGCTTGCCGGATCGGCGGTCGCAAGCGGCTTTCAGCCGTTCGATCTCGGCCAGCAGAGCCTTCGGGTCCGCACCCGCGAACTCCACTTCTTCGGTCTGGCCGCCCTGACCCGCGAACTTAATGCGGATTTCACGGTCACCGCCGAGGAGACGGTAATAGGCTTCTTGAAGCCGAGGCCAGACGAGGCACGGGTTTGACAGGTCAATTCCGTCCAGAAGTCCCGCCATTTGGCGCTCCATCGTCAGCGAGTAGAGGATCGTTCAGGTCGACAGGCCCGCTACCCGGTCGGGGAGCGTGCGGATCCCTGCGGCCCAATTGTGTCGCGCGAGCGCTCTCCTGAGCCCGTTGATCCATCTCCTCCTCCCAGTCGACGCCGATCTCTGCCGACAACGTCTGGACAGAGAAGATATCCATCTGCTGCAACGCCTGTAGAGCCTTGGCCGTCTTCAGGTCGTCAGCGCGCGGCTTGGGAGGCCCGCGCCATTCCGACCGGCTGGCGGCTTGCCGCTTCCGGAGGAAGGCGGCGTAACCGCCAGGGAACGGCACCAAGCCCTTGTAGATCTGCTCTTCAAGCCAGGCCTCATAGACGGCGCGAAGGAACGGAACGACGTGCCGCTGACGCTGACGCAACACCAGCGGATACTTGCTGGCAATGCCCATCTGGATGCTGGAGTAGCTCGCCCCGTCGTAGTCGCCGGTGAAAGCTTCCATCGTCATGCCGAGACAGGCGGCGATCTCCCGGCTGAGCTGGCGGTCGAAAGGCAGATAATTATTGCCCGGGTTGTTGACCGAGTGGAACTCCAGCTTGTCGCCGGGGAACAGCTTGGCCACCTTGCCGAACGTGCCGAGGTCGAGCCCTCCGGCGTCGTAGTAGTCATGCGACGCTTCCATCATCGCGCCGATCGCGCCGGCGGAGCCCACATCGCCGCGACCGGAGCCTTCGAACGCGCCAAGGAACCCCTCGAACGCTTCCTCCGATGGCGCGGCGCTTGAATAGCTAGCCGCGAAGATCGTCTGCAACAGGGCCGCCGTCATCGTCGCGTCGGCCAGCGTGTCCTTCTGCCGCGTCACCTTAAGCACCGGCGCCAAAGGCGTAATGCCGCGCGTCTCGTCGGCGTCGCCGTCGAAAGTATGGATGATCACCGGCCGACCGTCGGCATCGCGCGCCGGCAGGTCGATGATGCGGTCAAACCCGTCGAGCCTCGTCTTGACGCGATAGGCGATTGGCAGGCCATCCGGATCGAGGAACACGCCCTGATACAGGCCTTGCAGTTCAGACGTATCCTGCACCAGACGGTGCGGCGAAAAGAGCTGCACACGCGTATCGGCGGCGGACACCGAACGAGGGCGCGTCAGGATCCTCGCCGTGCCCTCGCCGTAGCAGTAGCGCTGGCGCAGATAGGCGTCGCTCAGACCCGCCAGGTCCTGGCGGCCCCTGACATCGACCTCAAGCGGGTTACGCGAATAGGCGCGGAAACGGCGCTCCACATTTCGCGACCACTCGTGCGCGTAGTCCTGGCTCCAGCCCAGCTCGTCGAAGTCGGGAACCGCGTTCAGCGTCAGACCCATGGGGCCGATCGTGTCGACAACGTTTTGATTGATAGCGCCGGCGATCCAGCCCTGGTTCTGGCTGGCGTCGATAGCCATCGCCGCGCCCTTCGACCAGGCGGCGCGAACGTCGTCCGCCTTGGATCGCAGGGACGGCAGCCACCCCTTCAGGATGCCGGTGCTGTCCGGCCGGAAGTAGCGCATGGTCGCCTTGGACCGATTGCTGGACCGGGCTCCGCGAGAGAAAAAGCCGCGAACCCGGTGCAGCATTGTCTACCTCCTGTTCCTGCGCCCCAGGTCAGCGAACGAGCGCCGAGGCGCAGGCTTCGGCGGGTCGGGCTGGCGAGGCGGCGGTTCATCGTTCGTGTCGTCGTCGCGAACGGCGTTCGCGGCGAGGTCCTCCGCAAGCGAAGGGGTCGTGATGGACGCGACGGACGCCGGAACGCCCATCAGGTCCTCGAGGTCTAGTTGGCGGCCCATGAGCGGGGCCTCGCGCTCGGCCTCGTACC